GTACAAGCATTATCTTCTCTTCTAATCTCCCATTTTTTAGGTCCAATCGGTTCAGTCGCTTTCTTTCCCATAAATATTGTTAATAAATGTTTTTACTTTTGAAGTATTAGTACTTTCATATTTTGAAATTTTTAATAACATCCTCTATATAAGAAAAAACTTTATCGGTATAATGTGGCGCGGCACCTATAAAAAATACTTTATCTAAAACTTTATTAGCTTCTGGATAGTTTTTATAATCATCTAAGAAAGAATAACCATTATGTAGAAGAATGTTGCCCGCAAAGTAATTTCGTGTTTGTATTTTATTGTCTTCAAGGTACTTATGTTTTAGTCCTTCATATTCACATATAAGTGGTGTACCAAACCAACATGGGTCTGCTCCAGCTAATACTTCTGGTGCACGGATACCACTTATGTTATCAACAAATATTTTAGTTATTCTTTCATTAGATATTTTTCTATTTACTTCAATCTCATCTAATTTAGCAAGTTGTTCAATTCCTATTGCACCTTGTAAATCTAAAGGTTTCAGATTATATCCCATCTGTGAGAAAACATATTTATGATCAATAATTCCATCATAATTTTCTAACCAATTATCAAAACGATTTCCGCAAGTTCCGCAAGGTAACAGATTAGCTGAACCTATACAATAGCAATCTCTTCCCCACCAACTAATACTGACAAATAGTTTTTTTAATTCGTCATCATTAGTACATACCATTCCGCCTTCTCCCGTTGAAATGTGATGAGCAGGATAAAAAGAATTTGAGAAGGCAATATAATATTCATTAAGATATTTGCCGTTCCATTTACTTCCTAGACTATCGCAATTGTCTCCAATAAGATGAATGTTATACTTATCTGCTAGATTATTTAGGATATCCATATCAGGCGGATTACCCAAGACTGGAGAAATAAATATACCACGTGTTTTTGAAGATATTTTTTCCTCTATTTTAGATATATCAAAATTTAATGTTTTCCATTCTATATCAACGAATACGGGTTTCAAACCATTTTGATGTAAAACCGAAATTGTTGTTGCGAACCCAACAGGAGAAACTATGATTTCATCACCATCTTTCCAATTAAATCTTTTTTTAAGAGCAGCTATCATAACTAAATTAGCAGAACTCCCAGAATTGACCATATGAGAATGTTTTACACCAAATCTTTTGCTAAATGCATTTTCAAATTTGTAAACTCTTTCTCCTGCTGTTATCCATTTACCATTTAGGAATGTATCTATAGCTGCTTTTATCTCATTAATATCCCAATAAGGACCCGAATAATATATTGGAGTTTTACCTGGTTCAAAATTTTTTGAATTGTAGATATATGGCGCAACATGATTGCCAAGCAAATTAGTAATACTATTAATGTCTATCTTAGATGTCATAGATTAAATGCAGTTAAAGTATGTTGAAAAGGATTACCTTCTATCTTTTTAATCTTTTCTAACATTTCTATGGCAAGTTCTCTCACTTCCTTTTGTGCATGTTCTGTTGCACGAAGACGATAGAAATGAACAAACGACCTCCAATTGAACATCACATCCATAGTGATTTGGCTATTGAAAGTTTTGAAGAACCTTGCAGATTCCTTTGCTCTCTTTTTACCCAATAGCGGAGTCAAATCTTTTATCGCACGATGGTATAGTTTATTGCCCTCATCTGAATATGATTGTAAGACAGATGCCCAATCCGAAAAACTATTATTGAATTGCTTCTCCTTCCAATCTTCAGGTATATATGTCTTATCTTCTTTGAGTTCTTTGTATCTAGCAGACTCACCATTTATACTGACACCGATGCGATGCTTCAATAGATGTATATGTGTTGCTTGGTCTACGGTAACAAGAAAATGGAATGATGATTTTTCAAATGGAGTTTCGTGTCCCTCATCTGCTAACATCTTTAGAAGAGTCGGTATCCTTTCTTTGTTCTCATCCGTAAGGTCTCTACTCGTTGATGTCCATGCAGATTGAGCGTGTGTAACATCCGAACCATAATGGCCAATCAATTCAACTTTGTTTTTCATATCATCAAACTTTTCTAGTTAGTACATACAAATCATTTATATCACTTCTATTAAAGTCTTCGCACACTATTTTAACATTTTCTTTACCAACTTGATTACACATTGGTATATATAGATTGTGCATAGCTGACCTAACTCCGGATGGAGGATTTGTTGTCAGCTCTAAAATAGTATTTATTAAATTGTAAGTCATATGGTGTGGAAATACAATAAATGTATCACTAACAATCGGTACTTGTGTAAATTCCGGTTCCCTCCATAAAAAATTACACTTTGTAAAATCATATGCATATTCTTTAAAAGGATTTTTTAAAAAACTAATATCAAATCTAGTTGATATAACTAAATCTAAATCAGCATTGACTATTTCTTCCAAACTTCTTATATAAGTTGCCGCCATTATTGTAATATCAGATGGTAGAGGAATACGACCTGGTAGAGAATATATTATTTTATTCTCTACAAATTTGTAATTCTTTATTGGTGAGTATGATTTCAGCACCAAATCTTTTTTAGGACTATCATATGTATATAGATAAAATTCTATTTCATGCCCTTCTTCTAATAATGGATTCACAATAAATTTATGAAATCCATCCAAAGCATCTTCAAAATTTCTATAACGATAGATTGACCCATCATCATATGATACACCGGCTAAATTAATTCCTATTTTCATTATTTACAAATTCAAATTTTTCACAAGTATGACGAAGATGTGGAATGATTGTAGGTTTACCTGCTTTACTACCACTAGGTGCAGTTAGATGTTCGTGTCCACATCTTACACCTAATCCTAATCCCACCAACCAAAGCTTGTATTTACAATTATAACATACCCTTTCAGATGGGTCAATGTTTCTGTGTGTTTCTTTCATAACTCATTTAATATAAGAAAAGTTTACACTATTTCCAATATCCGTGATCTGATTTGAAAAAATCTGGATTGTTTCTGTTCAAATATGACTTAAACATTAATTTGGCCATATACCATACTCCCTTCTTTCTGAAGCGTCTTGCATATGTCCAAACTTTATCGGTATCATATACTTTGAATCGTTTGGGGTTTACATTCTTTGATAGTGCATAGTCTTCTGCAAAAATGTATTCTGGGTTGTATCCACCTGCTAACCAATAGGCTTCCATATTCCACAACTGAAAACTACCAACTGCGAATGGAGTTCCTAACCAAACCGATATCTTTTGAAATCTATCAAACCACCTATACACCCAACTCCATTTTTGTTCTGTTGACATTTTACAGGTAAGTAAATCGGTTTCTTTCATATGACCATTTTTGAAGATGTTATACAAAAGATATTTATCTCTAATATGCACATCCGCATCTAAAAATAGAACATATGGTGTATCTACTAATAATGAAGCCTTTCTTCTCGCATCGGCTGGGAAGCCACCCTCTATAAGTTGATAGTTTACTTTATTTGCTAATCTTTTTGTAAAGTTTTTGAGTATGAATTTGGAGAAATGCTCCGTTGAACTATCCGCTACTATTATCTTTGTATCCTCAATACCGACTTGGTCTGCTAAATGTTCAAGCGTTTCTAGCACCACCCACTTTTCGTTTTTGGATGGTATTACTATTGTAAGTAGATCGGCTAGTCGTTTCTGCATCAGCGGGTCCCATTAAAAGTAAGTTAAATCGCCAATAAATATAAGATATTATTCTTTTGGTGCTTTTAGGAAGTTACCAATATGAATTAAAAAATGGTATACCGCAACTGCTTCTAAAAAATTTAAATCAACAAACCAATCATTTAAAATGGTTAAATAAGATAGAGCAAGTCCTATTACGGTTGATACAAAAATTGCGGTAACAAGTTCTTCAAATTTGTGTTTCATATATTTTTATTTTAGTTTGAATGAATATACAACTTTTTTAGTACAATTCAAAATTTATGATATATAGAAATAAAACATATATGAGATTAATTACATTCATTCTATTATTAGTTAGTGTATCCGCCTATTCACAAGAGAAGTGGCGTGCTTTAAGTCTGACTAACATCAATGGAACAAATTTTACTGGCACACAATTTACAACAATTTCTTCAAATTTACATTGGGATTTTAATAAAAGATATTTTCTAACTAATTGGACAGGTTTTCAAATTCAATATGGAAATGCCAAAGCCGCTTGGTTTACGACCCAAACTACGGTTAATAGGTATGTCGGAAATTGGATGGTTGGTGTTGGAACTCAATATGGTCTTGCTTCTGACCCCGGTGTATTCTATATTAGGAATCGTAACGCATTTGCAATAACATCTGTCACTTATCGTTGGAAGTTTGGTAAAAAATGATTGAGTTAGTTGACAACTTACATCATCTTGCAATCAATGGATACATTTTATACTCACTCATAATACTGGGTATATACATTTATATTGCTCTCCGAATTGATGATGAGTTTGTTCAACCCCAAAAAGTTTGGTATCACTATAATAGAAATCCGAAGGTAGCCATAATCTTACCTGCATATAATGAAGAGGTATGTATAGTTGAATCGGTAAGGTCTGCTATATTACAAGACTACGAAAACAAACAGATAATCGTAGTTAGTGATGGTTCAACTGATAAGACAGTAGAGTTAGTTATAAATGCATTTGGTCTTTCTTCACATCATACTGCCGCAAAAAGATTGTCCGAACTTGCGGCATCTTCCAACTTATATACTGCACGCGTTCGTAATATCTATACAAACCGAAACATAGTTCTAATTGATAGTGATAATGGTGGAAAGGCATCTGCGCTAAACCTTGGTATACTTTTTTCTGATGCAGAATGGATATTGAATGTTGATGCAGATACGGTTATAGTCAATCACGCTATCAGTACAACCTTACAATATCTTCGTGAGGATTCTGATGCGTGTTCTTGCTTTGTTGGTGTTCTTAATGGTAACGAAGTCCGAAATGGTGAGGTGGTACGACACGAAGTTCCGAAACACTTTCTTGCACGCCTTCAATGGTTAGAGTATATTCGTAGTTTCATTCTATGGAGAGTTGCGCACGATAAACGAAACGCAACAGTTGTTATGCCGGGGGCGTATACTTTTATGAAGAGGTCAGTTGCATTGGAAGCCGGTGGATATAAACATGGGTATCTATCGGAAGATATGGAGATAACTCTTTCAATCGTTGAACAGGGTAAACGAATACAATTTATACCAGAGTTTTTGGCTTGGACTGAGGTGCCAGAAAACTATAGTTCCTTATCTAAACAAAGGATGAGATGGTACAGAGGTGCGTTAGAATGTTTGGTTAAGTATCGTGGTTTATTATTCAATTGGTGGAGCGATGGAAGACACACATACAATGCTTACCTTTCATTTTTCGTTCTACCATTCCTATGGATTGCCGAAGTAATTGGTATATGGGTTGAGTTGTTTGGATTGATTGCAGGTTTATCTTTGATTTTAGTTGGTCATCCTGCATGGGGTATGTTATTGTTTTCTTATGTATTGATATGTCTAATCTACTACTTTTCCGTTTGGTTATTACTTCTATTTTTCAAAGACAGATTGGAGGAAGGGGAAAGGTATCTAAAACTTTGGAGGGTGATTCCAACTCTATTGTATGAAAGCATTTGCCATCATTACATAAATCTGTATTGGATGATAAGGTCGCATTCCGAATACTATCTTCGGATTAAGAAGGGATGGAATAAGTTTGCTAGGAAAGGGATTAACGGATAGATTTAATATCCTCTTCAAATTTTTGTTTGTCCTTTTTGGTCATCTTCTTCTTTATAGCTTCGTTCTGAAATGAATCCATAAGGTAGATGTGTTTTTCAAATAGACTATCTTTGAATTTTAATTGCCTTTGCTCTTTAAGTATGAGTGAGTCAAAATACATATCCTTCTTCATTAACTCAAGTTCCGATGTTCTCTGATAGAAGTCAAACATATATGCTACAAAAGCAAGTAGTATAATCATCCCACCAATTAACATCACTATCTCACGCAATTTCATTCAGAACTCCCTTCCTCAAATTTTTTAATCCGTTCTTCCAACTCCTTAACTTTGGCTTCAGCATCTCTCAATTGCTGGGCACCATCGGATTCTCCGGTTATCTTTTTGATTGAACCGGCGATAGCACCGAACATTGCGGAAACAAATGCTATGAGGAGTTCTCTATTGCTATGGGGCATTTCGTTACTCATAAGCATAAAGAATATGGAAAGTGCTATACCTAACACTAAACATGCCCCTAAAAAGTTTATTATTTTATCTGTGTTATCCTTCTCTTGCATTTATGTCGTTAGTAGTTTATGATATTCTTCAAAATGTTTCTTTCGGTCTTCCAATCCTAAAGTTCCACCATTAACACATTTGGTTACTGCGGTTACGGCTTCAACAGTCGGTGCAGTGCATTTTGCTAAACAATTCTTTGAGAAGAACCATGCTGCTGATAATAACGGATATGTCGTAGATACTTTATCCGGTGTTGCCACTATATCTTCATTTATAGACTTACCAAATTCAGTATAGTTATGTTTTCCGGTCAACTGAATATATCCACGACCACGAAATTTCCAGCCCTCACCACTTGCTTCATCACCATTGTTCATACGATTTGCATAAACTCGATTTGCAATCTTTTCCGGCTGGCGTTCGTATTTCTTTGCAAGTTCTTCAGTAGGGAAATACTTTTTGAAAGTTCCCATAAGACCTTTTGCCGAATAGTTAAGGTTTTCATTCACTACTTTGAACCCACCACTTTCGTGTCCGCATTGTGCAAGGAAGTGTGCAAGTTTTAGTGGAGTATCAATTTTGAATTTTTCTGCAACGGCAGGAATCTGTGCGATAACTGCGTCAGGTATGTGTCCTTTTAGCTTTTGTAGATTCATAGTTTTTATGTTTAAGTGTTATGTTATTTTTTCTTTACAAAGTATTTCCAATGAAACCAGGCTGCCCAAGTAAATACCATTGCTAATCCTGAATTTAGTATTACTTCAGATGGGGTGTGAGGAGCTGAAAAATTTAATACATTTAATAGAGAGCCCGCCGCTAGTGTTGACAGTGCAAATCTTAGAAAGTATTGCTCTAATAGTGGCATTTGTTCAATCATCTTTGCCTTTCTTCCGAATACACCAATTATGAAAAAAGTAATCGCTATTGTAATTACTAAATTTGCTATTAGATTTAATATGACCATTAGTCTACAGTTTTGAATAATTTTTTACCGGCTGCTTCTACCAATCGTAACCCTAAAAATCCAATAAGAAATGCGATTGAAAATACATAATCAGTTCCTTGTAATCTCAACATATCTACTACCATTGGTGTTAGATAATTAGCGGAAGCTGTTCCTGCTATTATAGCAGTAAAAGTTGTGCGAAGGTCAAAGGCAGATGATTTACCCACCATAAGAAGGCTACCAAAAAAACCAGCCACGGAGAGGCCAACATTAATGCCGAAGCCGGATAGGAAGTCTTTCATTATTCTTCAGAACCTCCATTAGTTTTGTTAATATATTTGTCAACTGATGCTATACCAAAGCAGGCAATAGTCATCCATTTGAATGCATCAAATATAAATTCATTGACAACTAATTCTTTGTTAAATGTTCCTGTAATTATATCTGCTACCGCAAATATGGTCATAATTACGAACGATGCGAATCCAATTACAGCCTTTTCATTTATGTGATTGGAATCATCAAATAGGTCTCTAAAAAATTGTTTCATAGTTTTATTGGTTTTAAGTGTACATAACCAATTATACTATGTAACCTTTCGTATAAATATAATTACTTAACCAAATCCGTCAGTTTTGGCTTCTTAATTTGTATTTTCCAATAAATTCCTGCACCTAAAAATGGTTGAACTCCATGTAATCCATTATCTGCCGCTCCTAAACTAATTGAATACACCTTATCTCTTTTTGTTTTATATAAGACAGAACCAGCAACAGATGAAAGAAACTGAACATTATTTACATTTGCAGTTGCCCCAACAAAAACCTGTGCTCTCGGAGTAGGTGGAACTATTATTGTGTGATAAACTGTCGGTATGGTGTAATTCCAAACCACACCACGTTCTATTATTTGATTTCTACTTATGATATCGGTTACAACGCCCTCACCAAAACTTCTTTTGACACCCGTAGTATCTGTATAAGTCAATTTTAAGGTATCAATCGTTTTATACTTTGCATAATAGTCGGCAAGTATTGCGGATGTATCTACCTTTGATGGAATAACTAATGTGTCAATATCGGTTTTTGTTTCAACCTTTGTACGCCATTTTGGAACATAAACGGGAACTTCCTCTCTAACTTTTTGATAGAGAGTATCTATTATATGAATTGGTTCTACAGGGTCTGGAGGTTTGCATGAACGAATTTGTGTGAATACAACAATTCCAATCAATACCAATATGAATATGGATTTAATATCTTTGAGTAACCTCATATCGAGTTATCTTTTTCTTACTTCTTTTGTTATAGGAGCTGGTCCGCCAGCTGCACCGGTATCGGCTGCTTTTGGTTTAATTCCAATCTCTTCTGCAAATTTATTAGACCTTTTAACAAGTGGTTCAATCGGTTCATCTATAACTCTAACATTCATAGGTATGGGTTTGTTAGGGTTCTTTGCATTATGTGCAACAACCGCTGCCCAACGATGATGTCCATCTAATACATATCCATCATTTGATACATATATCGGTGCTGTTATTGCACCATATGCTGGATGGTCAGGCCCAGCATCAATTACTTCAGACATACCCGCAACTTTCACACCAACAAGTTCTGACTGAGTTGATTTTAATCTATCCGGTGGTACGGGTGTAGGTTCAGATACTTTAACTCCATCCTTTTGTAACATTTCTTTGAAAAATTCTTCGGTATCTACTTCACCGGTTTTTGGGTCTTTTGGAAGTTTTTCCGCAGGTGATCCTGGCTCAGGCGTTCCTTTGAATTGGGGCATCTCTGCTCTCGGTATTCCTTTGTTACCACCACAATATAGGTTTGTTCCAGGAATAGATACTTGGCATAAATTGTAATTCGGAGCTTTCTCTCCTTTTGCTTTAGCCTCTTTACCCATTCTCGCCAAGTCATCTATTTTAGTAGCAACTTTTTGCAGTTCAATTGGTTCAACCGAATTCAATGGTCTTCTGGAGAAATCTCCACCAGGCATAAGGTCTTTTAATCGTGTTGTATCCTGCTGTCTAGATGATTTTTCTTTCTCTGCTGAGCTAGCAAGATCTGAGCCGGATAATTTTTCTGGTTCTTTTTTCTTAGTTTTTTCACCTTTTGGCTTATCAGTATCCACTTTATCATCAGCAAATTTTGTCATGTAGGCCTGATATGCTGGATGGTCTTCTGGATAACGGGCTGCACTTGATGCTTTTATTTTTCTAGGTTTTCCATCCTTATCTTTGTAAGTAATTTCAGGATTTCCTTCTAAACCTGTGAAGGAATCAATTTCTTTTTTCTCTGCGATTAGGTCTCTAAGTCTTATCATATGTAATAAATATTCTTAAAAAAGAAAACCGAATCAAGTTCGGCTTCTTATCTTCCTTGTCCTTTGTAAGGTTTAGGTTTTTCTTCTTTAGGTCCGTAGTTCTTTTTTGAAACGCCTTTTCTGCGTTTACCAAAAGAGGTTTTGCCTACGTTTGTTCCAGCTTTCTTATTAACCTTAGCCATTGTTACTTAACCCACTCTTAGAGGTGGATTTCTTAGTAACATTTGCTTTTGGTTTGTAAGTTTTTTTCCTAATAACAACTTTTTTGTTAGTAGCTGCATCTTCTTTGATTGATACGGTTTCAGTAACAGAAGTAGATGTATCAACCACTGCTGATTCTGTATTAACAACTACATCTGCAGTTGGATTACTGGTTGTAACTGAGTCTGTAATTTGACTTTCAACAACCGGTGTTTGTGCAACTACTTCAACAGTAGCGGTAGGTTCAACTACCTGCGGAGTTTCGGTAACCTCTTCTTGTGCTCCGAATAACTTTTTTACGAAAGAAACGAATCCCATAGTTTTATTGTTTTGGTTAGTAAATTGTTTGGTATAAATATATATAAAGTTTTTCAAAAATCATTCTTCTCCATAAAGTGAGAATCTCTTAACAGGTTTTTCAACCTCTTGTTCCATTACGATTTCAACAGTCCCTTTTCTGGCATCCATATAAAAACGGGTGTCGCCATTTTGTTGATACCATGCTTCCAATGCATCGGTCAATGAATTGTACATAGGAGAACGCCCCTCAGCGAACATCCATCGGTCGCCGGGGGGCACTCTTTTAAGGACTAATTTCTTTTGTTCCTTAATCTCCTTTTCCATATCAGAGGACATCAATAATTTTGGTCTCCGATACTTTCACAACCTCATACTCAAGCTTTACCGCATCGTTGGTAAACTTCTGTACGAGTTTTGCTTCGGCTTCGGTTACTGAAAGTGCATCAACGAGGTAGAGTTCATTCTTCTTCTTAACTTTACCTTTTGCATCTTCAAAATCTACTGCGACATTTACTGTGTAATACTTTGCCATGTTTTTATTTTTTGGTTTAACAATGAGTCAAATATAAGTAATCTTTTCCGATTTTACAACTATACGGGTGGTTCTTCCGGTATACCATGTTCCGCATACCACTTCTTTCCGTTTCGGTCTCCGACTAATAGGAAGAAGCAATTGTAGCAAAGTGGTCGGATATTCTCTAACTTTCGGTTGTTGAGATTACCATCTATGAAATCTATTAGTAGAGGCATCTTACCATCTGTAACTCTCGCTTCGCTGAATCCACAACTACCACATACCCTTGGTAGATACCCACTATCAAATAATTTGTTTTTGTATTTGTGTAGTGGATACTTTAGATTACGACCATTGATAAGGTCATCTATCTTATACTTCTTATTACGAATTGCAAACTTCTTTTTGATGCCAATACAAGATGGGTTCTTTAGGTCTTCAAATATCCCGTAGAGTTTAGCATACTTTTTATAGGTGTTGTATGATACACCCAATATCCTAGCTGCCTCTGCTGCAGACTTTGCTTTAGATTGAGCCGCTCTTACCTGTGATTCAAGTATAACTCTAATGCTGACAGCACGATTTATGACCTGTTTGGTCCAATTACTATTTTCATTTTCCATACTACTATAAAGTAACTACTCTACTAATAGGTATAAGAAAAAAAATTATAGTATCATTTTTATGAGATTTCCAAAAGAATTTTCTTCAGGACCGGTTGTATCCAAATCAACATATAGTTTTTCTGGTAGTTCGTATTCTACTATAACATTACTTTTTGCGGATTTATTTTTACTATGACAATAGATTTCTACGGCTTTAAGTTTATCCTTTATAATTTCACGAAAATCTTTTGATGGTGTTGCTGCCGTAACAACTACATCGTGGTTTGTTGATAGTAAAAAATTAGATATAGTTACGATATGCTCTAAATGATTTTCTGTGTATAAACTTTTTACTTTATCTTCATCTATATGAAATACCGTTTTCCGCCAATTTGCTTTGTCAGTTTGTAACCATATTTGTAATCGTTTTCCAATTGTTGATTTACCACTACCGGGCTGACCATGTAACCAATAAACTTTTGCCATATTACTTTGCGTGTTGTATCTTAAATTTTACATCGGGGTATTTTTTTATAAGTGACTTTACCGCCGATATGTTTTTATGTGAGTCATCTATAAAGAAGACATCTTTATAACCTTCTTTAATCTTTTGTTCAATCCAGTCTGCTTTCTTTTGAGGGTCTGCATCGCCTAATGCTACTACATATATACCATCAAATCCAATATCTTTTAAGTAATCTTTAACGGGTTTGTATGCTGCTCTCGCCGTTAGTATAACAATTTTTCTTTCACCCTCCGCTGATACAAATCTTTTTAGTACTTTTGTAGTTTGCTTTAATTCTTTTGGGTTACTTACTTTACTGAAATCGGAAAAATCAAATTTGTCACCCGGTTTTGTTTCATATACTGCATATTCTCCTGGTGTAAGTTTTGATTCTTTACCATCTTTATGAATCACATATATAAATGAATTTGTTTTGACTAAAGTATCATCAAAATCAAATATCCTTAACTTTTTACCAGATGTGTCTGCTTCTGTTAATGGTCTAAATGCAGAAAACATAGGATTAGCATAGATTTTTCCCATCTCCACCTTACGGCCGTTCCATATGCCGACTGATGGTTTTGTGAAAATCTCATTTAGTAATCCTTTTAGTTTAATCATTCAATAATTTCTTCTTTGCTTTTTTTACGAGAGCCTGATTCTCATCAGTTAGATATTCAACTTTAACACGGAGTTCTGCAACTTCCGATGTTAGTTGTAATACTAAATCCCTAAGTTCGTCTTTTTCTTTTGCTGATTCTTTTAGTAATGCTTCCAATTTTGATATTCTATCTCGGCAATCGTTTCGGATAAATTCTGCATCTCTTTCACGGGTTTTTGCACGCCTTTCTAAAAATGTCCAAATGGTTGTGCCACCCAAAATGGTTATTACTGTTATCAATACTGAGTACCAATTATCCATTCCTCTAATATATTAAATTGTTAATCCTTATATTCGTGATACTGGTCGTTTGCTTGCTGAATGAAACTCTCTGCTTTTGAGATGTGGTCTTGTATCCAACCCGGTAGGTTCTTTTCTTCATTCCCTATTTTACCCATCAATTCTTTAGCATGCTTCATTATCGCTTCTAAACTACCCTGTGCCATAGATGCCTCATGGTCTTCGCCGGAGGCTTCCTTCATAGAGTTTTTGTATTTAAGTAGTTCGGTTAATTTATTGAATACCTGCTCACCCTTATCTTCTCCCAAACGATATGCACCACCCATTTTTTCATAGATAGATATCTTTTTCCTCATTGGGATATTTCTTTCAGATACTTTTTCCCAAATTTTCGGATGAGTTATATTGAATTTCATAGAATCATTTTTTGAATAAATATCAAATTTTTATTGTTTCTATATTCTATCAAGTTCAATTTTGAAATTTTTATTGGCAGTTTCTCTAAATTCATTCTTTCTGTCAAACTTTTTTATCAGTTTGTCGTAATGAGAGCGGTCTCTGTATGTATAATTCTCACATACTACATAGTTTTTCATTTTGAATTGATGTATACTGTCATCTCCCATCATACTAAGTTTCTCAGCCGCCCACATTATGAATGTATCATCGGGTCCATAATGACCTATACCGTATGGTACAGGTATTCTATCTAATAATGGTTTTGAAAGACAATTAAACCATCCACCTCCGAATTTCATACGGGGCTGACCCATAGTTCTATTTTTAACGGGCTCCAAACTAATATCGCCGATTTCGCCACTATCTATAAATGGGTTATTCACTTTACAATATCCAATATCCTTTGTTAGGAATTTTTCATTGACGAGACAATCCCAACTTGAATCCCATATTCTAACACATTCCGGACTTATTACATAGCGTCTAATGTCTTCGGTTTTTTCTAAGCCATCTATACTTGCTTCTATATAGAATAGAATCTTTTCATCAAAGATAATATCCGTATCCAACCAAATGAAATGCGTTACATCTTTACATTCCAAATGTGCAATCCTTCTCTGTGAAGAACACCCCATTATATCTTCTCTAATATGAAATTGCGATGAACCTGCCCAATCGGTTAAAGGTTTCAATTTGTTAAATCGTTCTATGAAATATTCTCGGTCTAATTTTGAGTTACTCCAATCTATAAGATAATCATCAAGTGTCATTGAAACATAAAACTCATAATTTTTACCATCTACAAATTTTGATGCTTTATTCAAATCATAGAATAACCTCTCAAGG